ATATAGCTTACAACCGTTCTATAGTATCGGCTAACGTAACTGGTACTGATACTAAGACTTTGTCTTTAACTCAGCAAGATGCTAACGTAATCACAGCTACTTGGACTGACCAAGGTATCACAACAATCAACGGCACTGCAAATCAGATTGCTGCTAATACTGTAGGTAACACTACAACTGTTGGATTCACAAATGATGTTACTTTCCCTAACAACGTAGTTGTAAGCGGTAACTTAACTATCAATGGAACAGCTACTTACGTAAACACTCAATCAATATCTTCTAAAGACCCATTGTTTGAGGTAGCTAACGACAACAATACTACAGATGCTGTAGACATTGGTTACTATGGTAGATACTACGATGCAGCTGAAACTCGTGTTGAGTTTACTGGATTGTTTAGAGATGCTTCTGATGCTGGTAAATACAAAATATTTAGCGGTTTAGTAGATGAACCTACAAACGTAGTAGACACTACTGGAACTGGATATACTGTTGGCACATTGGTTGCTAACGTAGAAGGTAGCTTAGCTGGTACAGCAAATGCTGCAAACGTACTTTCAACTGCAAGAACAATCTCTGCAACTGGAGACGCTGCATGGTCAGTTAGCTTCGATGGTAGTGCAAACGCTACTGCTGCTTTAACTTTAGCTAACACTGGAGTTACTGCAACAACTTACGGAACTTCTACTGCAGTTCCTACAATAGCTATAGATAGCAAAGGTAGAATCACAAGTGCTTCAAATACAAATATTGCTTTCCCAGTTACAACTGTAAACGGACAAGCTGGAACAGTGGTTTTAACAACTTCTGATGTTGCAGAAGGCACTAATCAATACTTTACTACAGCAAGAGCACAAGGTGCTATCAGTTTAACAACAAGTGGCACAAGCGGTGCTGCTACATATACAAGCGGTAATATTAATGTTCCGATATACATAGGTGGTTCTGGTACTGCTAATGAAATAGCTGCTTTTGACACTACTGGCACTATCAATTCATTGTCTACTGCTACTTACCCATCATTAACTGAATTAAGTTATGTTAAGGGTGTAACAAGTTCAATACAGACTCAGTTTAGTGGTAAATTAAGTCTTACTGGTGGAACATTGACTGGTGCTTTAAGTGGTACAAGTGCTACGTTTAGTTCTACTTTAGGAGTTACTGGTGCTGCTACGTTCTCAAGTACAGTTCAATCAAGCGGATTAACATTGTTAGGTCCAAGTGGAGCTGGTAGTGGGCCAACTTTAACTTGGGATAGAAGTGGAGGATTTGGTAGTTTTACTGCTACTTATAAATATGAGTCTACTTACTTCGCAAATGGTAGCACACTTCAATTTAGTGCAGCAGGTACTTTGCCAATTTTAACTTTAGCATCTAATAATGCTTATAGTGCAGGTATAGTTAGTATTACAAACTCTAATGTTGGAATCGGAACGAGTAGTCCTGCTGATAAATTAACAGTATTTGAAACTGGAGGTAGCACTACATCAACAATTAAACTTGATAGTAATGGGAATGCTATTAAAGGTCACTTAGGTATATTTAATAATAATCATTATATATCATCTAACTGGTACTATAATGGTAGTCAAAATGCAGATAGCTTAAGCTATGGTCAAGCTGCAATAGTATTAGAAACGAATACTGCAAATGGTAATATATTATTCCAAACATCTTCTGCTGGTGCAACTGTACCAGTGACAAGAGCCACAATCAATTCGGCTGGTAGAGTTGGAATCGGTACTACTGATATTGATGCTAAATTTAAAATATTCTCAAATGATGAGGCTAACTTAATGTTAGCAACAACAACAAAATCTGCGGTTGATATTATTGCACAAATACAAGGTGTAGGATATGCAGACTTAGTAATTGATTCTAACACTACAATATTAAAGACTGGTGGTACCGAACGTATGAGAATCACTTCGGGGGGTAGTATAAATATAACATCAAATGCAACTGGTAGCTTAGGTGTTGTAAATTCAAATACAACTTCATCTGGCTCAAGCATTTACTCAGAACTTGGTGTAAACTCAAACAATACTTCATCTACTCACTTTGTAGGTGCACAATCTGGTTTTGGAAATAGAATTAACATATTTGGTAACGGTAACATAACAAACTCAAATAACAGCTATGGTGGTATATCGGATATTAAATTAAAGGAAAATATTACTGATGCAACTGATAAACTTGATAAATTACTAAAAGTAAGAATTGTTAATTACAACATAATTGGTGATACACAAAAGCAAATAGGTGTCATTGCACAAGAATTGGAAGAAGTATTCCCATCAATGATTGAAGAATCAGAAGATTTTGCACAAGTAGAAGTAACTGACGAAGAGGGAAATATTACTAAGGAAAGACAATCTTTAGGTACCACTACAAAATCTGTTAAATATTCAGTATTTGTACCAATACTTGTAAAAGCTATTCAAGAATTGGAGGCAAGAGTTAAAGAATTGGAAGCTAAATAATTTTACCTAAATTTGTAAAAATAACCAAATATGAAAGTAGAACTATCAGAAGAGCATTTAAAGCAATTAGAGGCGTTTTTAAGCGATATGCCTTTCAAGTATGCTAACCCATTATTCCAGTTCTTTGGTGAGCTAAATAAGGCTCAAAATGGGCAAGAAATGGCTCCTAAACAAAAAGAGGTAGAAGGATAATGAAAGACTGCGGATATGCTATACGAAAGGCTTATTTCGACAAGATAAATGCTAACGCATACGAGTTATCGGTATATGATACCATAGCTCCAGACGGTGCCGAGCCTCCATTCTTGCTAATAAGCTCACAGACATCAGTAGAAAATAGCGACAAAACAAGCTATAACTTTGATGTAAGCATACAGTTTGACATTGTATATAGGACATTTAAGTCTGGAGAGGTAGGTCAAAAGTCAGTAGACGAATGGGCTAATGGCTTATTGGAAATCATAGGAGTAGCTCCTGCAGATTATCCAGATGCTTCTCCAGATTTCAAAATAGTTACAAGGAATATGGTGTCAAACCAGGCTACTTTTGACTATGTAGAAGAAACATATATTTTTAGAAGAGTTATCGTGGTTAATCACTTCGTGACTCAAATAGTATAATTAATAGGATTTTAAACATATAAAAAAAACATAATATGGCAACCCAGGGTATCTTCAACGGCAGTCTTTTAGTCGTAAAAATTGGTGGAGTAGCAGTAGCTCACTCAACATCTTGCTCTTTATCAGTATCAACAGATTTACCAGACGCAACTACAAAAGATAGTGGTGGATGGGCAGCTCAAATTCAAGGATTACGTTCTTGGTCAGTAACAACAGATGGCTTAGCGGTAATCGAATCTGCTGCAGCTGGTGTAAACGTAGAAGATTTATTTTCTTCTATTAGTTCAAGAACAGACGTATCTTTGACTTTCTCTACTTTCGTAAGTGGTGACAAGATTTGGACTGGAACTGCAGCGGTTGAGTCTTTAGACTTTACTGGTGACATGGAATCTCCAGCTACTTTCTCTGCATCATTCACTGGAACTGGAGCATTAGTGATGACTACCAACGCATAAACTAAAAACCAAAATATATGAGAGGACAATTTAACCTATCACTTTCTGATGGTAAGGTAATACCGCTGCGTTTCTGCACATGGTCTTTAAAGAGATTCTGTCAGTTACAAGGTATAGGCCCAACAGAGATAGGAACAGCTTTAAGCGGTGAATCTGCTTTAGATGCTATCGTTAATTTAGTAAGGTCTGCTGCTGAATACCCTTTCTACAAGGAAGGAAGAACGCCAGATTTTAAGGAGATTGATGTATGCGATTGGATAGATGACATGGGTGGTATCGCTGGAACACAGTTCCAAGAAATCATGGCTGCACTATCAGAAAGTATGAATAGCGGTATAGAGCAACCTGGTTCTACGTCAACAGAGGCTGGTGAAGAAAAAAAAAATTAGAATGGATTGACATAGAAAGATATACAATGGGGGAGTGTCAAATACTTCCCCATTTGTTTTGGGAGATGACCATGGCTGAATTAGACTTTGTTTGGTATGGTTATAGGCATAAAGAGGAGCAAGAGTGGGTGAGGTCAAGATGGCAAACTACTATCCTTGTAAATTTGCAATTACCTAAAGGCAAGAAGGTAAAACCTACTGAACTTTTAGAGTTAGATTGCGATAAGAGGAATAGAAAAAAGAATGTTAGGATAATGTCTAACGAAGAGTTAGAAAAGGTATTAAAAAAATACGAAAATATTAAACCAGTATAATAATGGCGAGTCAAGAAGGTGTAGAAATTATATTAAAAGCCACAGACCAGTACACAGCTACGATTAACAAGATAGCTGCTTCTAATGAGTTGTTTGGTAAGAGTGTTAAGAATATTGAAAAGGAAATAGCTGCTCTTGAGACTTACATGGTAAAACTTGTAACAGCTGGTATAAAGCCTACAAGTGGTGCTATAAAGTTATTACAGACTAATTTAGACCAATTAAAAACTTCTTTAGTACAAACTCAAAATGCTGCTAATGGAGCAACTGGTGCAATAGCTGGTAGTGCTAATAATCTTAAAAAATCAAATCAAAATTGGACAGCACTATCTTTAGTTGTGCAGGATTTACCTTATGGTTTTAGAGGTATTCAAAACAACCTTCCTGCATTACTTGGTGGTATAGCAGGAATTGGTGGTGCAGCTTACTTAGCTTTTTCTGCAGTAATCGCAACGCTTACAGCATTAGATTCTGGCCTTATAAGTTTTGGTAAAAAAGTTAAACTTGCAACTGATTACAATAAAGAGTTTGCAGAAAGTCTTGCTGAACAAAAAGTTAAATTAGATAGTCTTTATAGTGTAGCTACTAATGCAAACAAATCAATGGATGATAGGATTTCTGCTGCTAAAAAATTAAAAGAAGAATATCCTAAATTATTAGAAAATTTTAGTGCTGAAGATATAGCTGCAGGAAAAGCAGCTACTGCTTATAATAAATTAAGTGCAGCTGTTGTAAAATATGCTAAAGCACAAGCAGCTCAAACAGCAATTAAAGAAATTGTAACTAAGCAAATCGAAAATGATTTAAAAATTGCTCAAAAAGAATTAGAATATAAAGATGCAAGTGCTTCTGCAGATAAGAGACAAGAAGAAATAGATAAAAAAAGTTTAATATATGCAGCAGGAACTCTTAACTTAGAAAGGGTTAGAGCATCGACAATTTATGATAATCTTGTTGGTTTAAAAGCTCAAAATAAAGAATTAGATATACAGCTTTCAAAATTCAAGGATATTTATGATGCAAATGCTTCATTTGAATTAGATAATACTGGCAAAGGTGGGAAAACGCCTACAGACAAACCTACTGTTTCAAAGTATAATGAACAATTAGCTCAAGAAGAATATAATTTTTATAAGGATAGTATTTTTAGAGCAGAACAATATTTTAAGAATCTTAATAATATACAGAAGATAAATGCCTTAATGGAGGCAACTATAAGAGGTGCTACTGCAGATGAGTTATTTACAATACAAAAAACTTATGAGCAAAAGGAGCTAAACTTCTTAAAAGATTTAGAGAATAGAAAATTTGCTATTAGACAACAAAGTGAAGAAAGGCAAAAGCAATTAACAGATTCTGCTAATAAAGATAAATTAGATGGTCAAGTTCTTTATACTAATAATTATATTAAAACATTAGATGCACAGCTAAAAGCTGAATTAAGACTTCATAAGGGAAATGTAACTTTCCAACAAGAAGATATTAAGAATAAGATTAATCAGTTAAAATTTGCTCAAGTATTTGCTGCTGGTAATGTTAAAGCCATGGAGGCGATTAATGCAGCTTTATTGCAATTAAATGGTACATTAACTGGAGTTGGTACAAACTGGGCGAATACAGCAAATAAGATTTTATCTATAACTAATGACTTTTTAATCAACTCATTTACTTCTCTTGGAGAATCTATAGGAAAAGCATTGGCAGGAGAAAAAGTGCAACCATTTGTGGCATTAGCTGAATTATTAGCAAGTTCTTTAATAGATTTGGGTAAGGCCTTAATTAGCTTTGCAATATTAGAAGGATTAGCTTTAACAGCACTTAAAGACCCAACTAAATGGCCTTTAGCTTTAGCTGCTGGTGTTGCGGCAGTTGCTGCTGGTTCTTTCTTAAAGGCTAAATTAGGTAAAGATAAAACTCAAAAGTTTGCTAATGGTGGTATCATATCTGGGCCTACTATGGGTCTTATGGGTGAATATCCTGGTGCTGCTAACAATCCAGAGGTTGTAGCTCCTTTAGACAAATTAAAAGATATGATTGGTGGTGGTGGAGGAACATTAGAAGCAAGAATAAGTGGAAATGATTTATTAATTTTAATGAATAAAGCTAACAGAAACAACCAAAATACATTCTAATAATGGCATTTACAACTCCAAAATACGAACTCATATTTAGTGATGTCTTTCAACAAGCAACTGGAACATATAATGCTTATAGATTAAGAATATGGAAAGATGGTTATAGCGGTACTACCTATGATATGATTTGTGGTAGCAGCCCAATATCAATAGAAACAGTTGATTCAGATGGCAATTCTTATAATCCAATAGTATCTACAAGGGCTACTGTAAATATTATCAATTTTACTAATTTCAACATATTAGAGTTTCTTAATTCTGATGACAACGACTTTATGTTGACCTTAGAGAGTGGCACTTATAGTGGAAGTTATACATGGACAACAACTATCTGGAGAGGATTTTTTGTTCCAGTAGAGTCAGTTCAATTCAGCGTAGTAGAAAGACAGTCATATAGCTTAGTATTTATTGATGGCTTATCAAAAATGAAAGAATCAAGATATTTTTACGATGCTGTTAATGGCGTAGGATTTGGCCCAAGAGATACTGATTCAATTAAAGACTTAATAGTATCTGCATTAGCTAAAACAGACCAAACTATAGACGTTTGGATAAATGAGTATTACAAAACTGCAAGTGTTGCAAGTAGAAATGTAGATAATTTATATTTAAGAAACAATTACTTCCTAAAACAACCAGGTCAATATTATACTTATTATGAAATATTAGAAGGTCTATGTAGAACTTTTGGATGGGAATGTTACTATAAAGAAGATAAATGGTTTATCACTTCTTATGGTGCTGTAACAAGAGAAACTTCACTTAGTTACTATGTTTACAATATTGCTGGTACATATCAATCAACACAAACTGTTAGCAATAGTAGTTCAGTAGAGATTGACGCAGGTAATAACTTTAAGGAAATGGATACTACTTTGTTGGTTAGTGTAAATAAGCCAAAGTATTCTTTGTACAATAAAGCAATTATTGATAATAGCAGAGGATTACCTAATAATAGATTTATATCATGGACTGGTGGTAGCTTAGACGGCTTTGTCAATAATGGTGTAACTGCAGTACAAAGTTTTGTTCCATTAGGTTTAACAATTACATCATTTGATACAACTCCTGGTGGTGGAAGTGATTATATTATAAGTCAATATCCATTTGCTGTAAAAGCTGGTGATTATTTAAGTGTGCAGTGGAGTGATATTTTTAACGCAGATACATTTGGTCAATATGCGGTAACTATTAGTGATGGTACAGCAACATATTACTTACAAGATGATGGTACATTTTTATTGTCACCTAATCTTTTGCCAGATTGGAACTCTGTTTCTGCTACATGGCCAGACTATGCTATATGCCCTATAGATGGTGATATGTATTTGACTATTTATAATCCTTATTTTAATGGTGCTGGTACCTCATTACAGACTGTAGAATATTTTATTATACAGCAATATTCAGTTTCAAGTGACTCTTTTAACTTTGACGGAGTAAATTATGTAGCATCTAAAGACTTTAGATTTAATACTGATACAGAGCCAAATAGGCAATTTGGATATTTTATAAACCCAAACATAAGAGACACTATTTCTTTTATAGCTAACTATAACGATAAAGACCAGGTTACAACAGATTACTTTATAGGTGCTTTTTTAGATGGTAACTTACTAAAGGTATCAGATGCTTTTGGAAGGGGTACTACTGGTTCTACTAAATTATTTACATTAGTAGGTCAAGATATTGGTATAGATGAGCTAATAACTCAATATACTATTGAAGGTCAGTTTAAAAGCATAGGATTCTGGATTAACAGTAAATTTAATTATAGCCTTGATGGTATCACTACTGACAACTATCTATTAAAAGATATTAGGTGGGATGTAAAATATGGTATTCAAGATTGTAAGCTATGCAAGATAAACTATAGTGGCACAAGTATCACAATTACAACATCTGATTTATTAAATGTAAAACAATAAAAATTAAAAAATGGCAATAACACTTGGTAATAACATGGTTCTTTATAATACATCAGTTAATCCTGGTACTGTTTACGGTGCTTCAACTACTTGCTCATTCTCTACAAGTTCATCTTTAATTGAAGTAACTACAGCTGCTACTGGCAACTTTAAAGAATTTTTACCATCTAATACCGACTTTGAGATTACTTGCGATGGATTTGTTACAAGAGATAATTATGATTACAAAGATTTATTAGATGCTCAAATTGCTCGTAGTAAGTTAAATGTCAAATTTCAGATAGTTAATGTTGATGGAACTGTAACTGTAAATGCAGATGTTTATGTATCTTCTCTAAGTTTAAATGCACCAGCAGAAGGTGCTGGTACTTATTCTGTAACACTTAAAGGCACTGGAGCTTTCACATTCGTATAATAATAAAAAAAATAATAAAATGGCACTTAACGGAACAGACGTAATTTTAGCTAAAGGTGGAACTGTATTTGCAGCTTCTACATCTTGCTCATTAGAGGTATCATCAGACCAAGTAGATATTACCAATAAATCATCTTCTTTTAGAAAGGAATATGCTTATGGGTTTAAGTCTTTTACTATTAGTTGTGATGGTCTTATCACGTTAGACAACTATGACTATTTTGATATGCTTACAGACCAGGAGAATAATACTCAGATTTCTGTGACTTTCACAATAGGCACTAAGGTGTTTTCTGGTACTTGTAATATTGAATCTGTGTCAGTTGATGGCCCAGTTGAAGGAGTTGCTACCTATTCAGTAAGTTTGCAAGGAACTGGAGATTATACTTTAGCATAATATGAAACATCTTAGAGACTACTTACTTATCATTGGATTCTTCTTTTTAGGTGTATTTGCCTATGAATCATGTCATAAAACTGATAAAAAGGCTGACTTTAGTGATATGAGTAACTATAATAAGATTAAGGAGATACATGATACTCTGTACATAAAAACGTACAGAAATCGGTACATCAAAGGGGATTCTATCCCTTTTGTGATTATAGATACAGATACTACTACTATACACGACACAGTTCATATATTATCCGATTATATGCGTATATATGCGTATTCAGATACTATTAATCAAGATTCTAATATCTTTGTGATTAATGATACTATCAGCCAAAATCGTATCAAATCGAGGTCTTTTGAGTCCAAGATTACCGAAAAAACCATCTATGTTAAGGAGTTTTATGCAGAGAAAGCTAAGTATAGGCTTTTTTACGGCATAAGAGGCGATTTTAGCCAATCTAATGGCTTAGAAGTACTAAGTCCTGGTTTGATGCTAAGTGCCAAAAATAAGGCTCTAATAGGCCTTAATCTTAATATTAATAAAAATAACAATATGAGTTACTCTGGTAGCTTATATTTTAAAATAGGTAAAAAGTGATAAAGTTTTTAAAGGATATGTTTTCTGGGGGTTCAGAGGTTAGTTCAAAAAGGGTGGCTGGTATGCTTTCTTTGTTATGTGCAATAACTGGAGTATTTACAGCGTTATTATCTCAAACTGCTTTTGACTCATTACTTATGTATTCTGCTACTTTATTGTCAGCAAGTGTTGTAACATCAATTTTTAATAAGAAATAACAGATATAATAATGAGCAATTTTGACCAAATAGATAGCGATTTAACACCTTTGGGTGTAGTAACAATGGCTATATCTTGGCTTGATATTTTTGGAGTAGTAGTATTAAACCCACTATTACAAACTATCGTTTACTTGATGACTATTGTTTGGTTAGGAATGCAGATGTATGGTTTTGTAAAAAAGCAGTTTAGAAAAAAGTTCTAATTTAGTGCATCATGCAGTTATCAGCACATTTTAATCTAGCAGAGTTTACTCGTAGCGAATCAGCTAAAAGACATAATGTGTCTAATCAGCCAACTAAGGAACATTTAGATAATATCAAAATACTATGCGAAAGAGTATTAGAGCCACTTCGAATGAAGTTTGGCCCTATTATTATTTCATCTGGATATAGAAGCAAGGTGCTTAATCATTACATTGGAGGTAGCTTAAAATCACAACATTGCGAGGGAAAAGCAGCAGATATTGATATGGATGGTATGGGTTCTGTTACCAATAAAGAGATATTTGAGTATATCAAAAATAACCTTGAATTTGACCAGCTAATAAATGAGTTTAATTACTCATGGGTTCATGTAAGCTACAACTTAGGTAAGAACAGAAAGCAAGTTTTAGATGCCTTAAAAGTAAATAATAAAACTGTTTATGCCAACCATAGAGACTAACCAAACCAACCAATATGAGCAAGAAAAACGTCTTAGTCATAGGCGATACGCACGAACCATTCTGTCATCCACTTTATAGGAACTTTTGCCTTGAAGTGGCTAATAAGTTTCAATGCTCCGAAGTAGTACATATCGGAGATGAAGTAGACAATCACGCAATATCTTATCACGAATCTAAACCAGATGGCCATAGTGCTGGTAGAGAGTCCGACTTAGCTCAAGCAGCTATGTACAAATGGTACAAGACTTTCCCAAATGTTAAAGTCTGTATCGGTAACCACTCAGCCCTACATAAAAGAAAGGCTCAAACAAGCGGTTTACCAGAACGATTTATCAAATCATACGAACAAGCATGGGATGCTCCTAAAGGCTGGAAATGGGCCTTAGAATGGGAAATAGACGGTGTTCTATATACTCATGGCACTGGAAGTTCTGGACAAGCTGGTGCAATCAACAGAGCAAGAGATGCCAGGCAATCAACTGTTATAGGTCATATCCATAGTTTTGGTGGTGTTTTATACTCATCATCTGATAAGGACATGATATTCGGCATGAATGTAGGCTGTGGTATCGATATAGATGCCTATGCTATGGAGTATTCAAGACCTTTCCCCAAAAGACCAACATTAGGCTGCGGAGTGGTGTTAGATGGCGGAAGAGTTGCTATATTTGTACCGATGCCTTTAGGTAGTAAAATAATAAGGCTTCCAAAAAAATAGAAGTTCGTTCCTGATGACATAAAGTGTGTATCATATTGATTATCAGTATGGTATGCACTTTTTATTTCAGTATCAATTAAATCGTAAATTTGTATGAGCAGAGAAACAGACGTAAAGATTAACCAATTAATGAAGGAGAAAGCTCTTTTAGAGGCCAAACTTGATTTGATTGTTAGAGAGTTGCGACTAACTGTAATAAAAAATAGTATTTCAAATGTTAATGCACATCATACAACTAACCGAGGATGAAGATGATAGCTATGAGTTCCAAGATAATACCGAGGAATCAGATGCT